TGGATAGTAACAAGAAAAATATACCCCACGAAGCCCACCAGAGCGACGAGAGCAACGATTCTTGGCGTCCAATCACCTTTGTGTGCTTGTCTCGCATCTTTGACATCTTGAGCCTCCAAAGCAAATATATCTACTTCCAATTCCGCCATTTTAGTTTCAAAATCTAACTCAGCTTTCTTAACTTCAAGCAATTGTTCTGGTGAGGCGTTCTGTAAGGCTTTCTCAATGCTTTTAGTGTCGTTTCCACAACCTAAAGCAGATGCAATTGCAGACGCAGCAGCGCCACCTAGAGGGCTACCTAAAGCAGTACCTAGAACTGGAGCTACAGCGCCAATTAAGCTCTTAATAGATTTAAAATTCATTTTACTTACCTACTTTCTGCATGGCTAGTTTATGCGAAGCTGAAAAACTCTTACCGTTCTTCATTTCTTTGCGCATAAAAGCCATATGCTTCGCTGTATGATGTTCTTTATGTTTTTCTAGCGTTGTTTTTTGCCGCTCGGTTAGTCCTGAAGCACGTTTACGCATAGCCGTTATCCCAGTGGATTACTGTTTAAGTTACTTAGTCTCGAACTAAGGCGCGCAATTTGCCCTTCAAGCCTTTCAATCGTGCTTTGAAGATTGCTAATTCGGCTTTTATTAACGCTAACGCCGCTTTTGATTTTGCTTGTATCTTGGCTTTGAAGCCCACTAATAGTGCTTTCAAGTCGTTTAATAGTTTGGTCAGCATTGGTTATCTCCGCTTGTATTGTAGCAATGGTAGCCGATATACGGCCTACATCGCTGTTTGATTGTGTGACTTCGAGTGTAGTTAATCTACGTTCCATAACGCGAATTTCTTCAACATTATACAGTTCTGACATAGAATCTTCTAGTTGAGCTACTTTCTCTTCCATAGTAGCAAAAGTCATAGCAACACCACCTAAAGCGCCTGCTATGCCTATCCACGTGCTTATCTGTTCTGCGTTCATCGTGGTATGACTCCAATCTTGTCAGCAGTCTCAGGGAAAAACCCTTGCTCTGTATTTATATTGTCTGTCCAGAATTGATCTTCTACACCCACAAGAATGCCACTCCAAGCTACGTTTAGTTGGTTTAGGTATAGGTCGTCAATACTTACCACAGCAGAGTCGTAGAATGCCTGAACAGTCTCGGTAGCCTGTGTTGTAAACGTAGTCGCTTCAATGATCGCTCCTTCGTACTGTTCAAGCATATTCTTGGTACGCGATGCCACAACCATACCCTCTATACTGGCTGCGTATTTGTCGCGGGTTTCTTGTTTAATCTCTCTTAGGCCGTTATCAGTGGCGTACTTCTCCATACCGATCTTAGTTGACTCACTGGCAACTTCTATCCCCGCAGCAATAGCGGTAACGGCGGCTATTTTCTGCGCTTCGTTAACCATAACGTTCTTCTGCGCTTCAAACTCAACCTGTTGGCCGATAATCTGATCTTGTATTAGCAAAGAAGTAAGGTGCTCTTGAGTGGACTCGGAGAGTGCCAAAGAATAGGCGTCATTGAACGCGTCCAACTGACCTTGGGTAACGTGATACTGTTGGCCAGTGTTAGGATCGACAATAGTAGTAGTACCGTCAACCATGTTGGCGGCCATTTGGGAGATAAAATTGTTTGCTTCCTCACCTATTAGGGAATTTATGACGGCTGTATGATTTTGGAGGTCTGTTTGACTTCTCACGGTAGATGAGAGGCTGATCAGGAATCCTATCAGGGCGATGTTTATAAAACGTGTACGCATCATTTCCAATTAATCCTTGGTTAGTAGGGCACGGAGTCCCAGATTCAAATAAAGCCCACCACACCCTATGATCTTGGCACATAACGCTAACGGCAGCAACCTTTAGACCTAGAGCTTGTAGCTGCTTAGACAGCTTTAAACGCTCACAATTTTGATCTACAACAGGCTTACCAATGGCTAATCCAAACATCTGTGTTTGTACGCCCGCGCTACCAGAAAACACACATACGTCTTGGTTATAAGACGTACCGCTAGGGGCTACCGCAGTATTAACTACAGCGCCCTCTTGTGTAACTGTGGTGGTGGTTCGATTATCAATACTCTCGGCGCTTTGCTGGTTGTTAGAGCCGAAGTCACCTACTGAAGCATCTTGCGCTTCTTGAGCGTTAGACGAGTTTACTGATAATAGTAATGCCGCTAGTAATAACAACCGCATACAGCCCCCAGATCATGTTCTCTAGGCGGATAAACTTCTTAGACCCAGAATCAAGTTCTTTTTTAATATGGGCGTACTTGAGGTTACACTCCGCCTCGTGTTTTTCGATACCCGCGATTGTTTCTGCAATCAATTCCTTCTGCGTTGCCATTACTACCTCTACAATATGTTTAAAGTTATGATTATACCGTCGTGCCCTTCAATAGGGAGGCCCACTTCGGCGTTAAATAAGTCTTCTCTGCCAAAACTCGCAAGTAAGAAATCATACATTGGAGTGTTTGTCTTTACATGCCCTTTTATGGCTGTAATGTCTAAATCCCGTAATACCTTACAAAAGGAATCACCGGACAGTATAAATGCTTTGTTGTTACCTACTACCACGTTTGTGCAGTGGTACGCTTTGTTCTTAACTATACCTGTTGTGTAGCCCGCAACTTCACCGTTTTTAGTTATCTCTGCGGTAAGTTTGTTCTCGCACGCGTGTACGAACATACGCTTTATAGTGTCAAAGTCTGACTTTGTATTAGTATCTATGGTGTCTTTGTTTTCGACGTATAGCTGCTCTAGCTTCACTAGGTCAACTGCGTTAACTATTGCAGTGCTAAACATTGAACGTCACCGTCACGGAAGCGTCTTCTACGGTGCCAAATATATCAGCCCCAGTACCTGTCCATTGCGCATAGTTAACTCCATCATTCGTTACCTTTTGGAAAGTAAGCCCACTCATAGTAACCGTACCTAAACTCGTTATTACAGACGTAACTGACGTGGCAGATAGGACTTCGCTTGGGTCTGCTACCGTAAATGTAAAGTTTGGAGCAATGTTTGACGTACGGAGAACGTGTACGGTGTAGTTAGCGCCACCAACTGTTACGTGGTTAGGAGATAATGAGCCAATTTGGGGGGTAGCTTCATCAGAGGTTACTGAAAACGGTAGCGCTACAAACCCATAATAGTAACCATCTTTTGCGTTAGTAACCCCCACAGTCATAGTGGAGACATTAGCCCCACCCCCTGCGCCGCCTACCATCATTATAGCGCCAGAAGACATTAACTAACGCCCCCACCAAAGATAACATATAGGTTAGCTTGTACGCATACGATCTCGGCTACGCCGCCCTGCACAATGGTTCTATCAGTGCTCGCGTCACCCGGAGTGTAAGCTGAACCTGAACACAGGGCTATAACATCGTCAGTACCACCGGATTCGATAGTAATATCAGCCGAAGCATGAGCGTTAACAATAACCCAAGTAGAGCCAACAGGGACATCTGCTGTAGCTGCGTCAGGTAGAGTGTACGTAGTGTCTCCACTAGCTGTGGATATAATTCTTTGCCCAACAAGTGCTGTCATAGCTGCGGCGTCTTTTGCGCCACTAGCAGATACACTTACCGTGGGTGATCCTGAAATACTCGCGCCTTTTACTACACCCTTTGAAGTAGTGTTACCCGTGGCGGCTGTTACAACAAGTTTGTCTGTGTTTACAGTTACATCACCCGTCACACCTAACGTAGTACCTACAGTAGCGGCAGCAGCCATAGTAGTCGCGCCAGTAACATCCAGTGTGCCACCCATTGTGGCATTGCCTGCGGTGCTAGTACCTGCTTCTTTAACATCTGCGCCGTCACAATATAGGATAGCGGTTTTGCCGTTAGGTATAACCACGCCAGCGTCATTAGCGGTCTTTACAGTTACCGTCTGGCCGCCAGTAGTAGCGTTGTTGATGATCCATATCTTGGCTAAGTCAGGCACGGTTATGTCAGAGTTAGACCCTAAAGTACCAGAAGTTAGCCTGATTATTGCATGTCTTGATTCGCAGCTAGTCCCAGTTACATTAGTACTCAAGATAGTATCGCCAGTTATCTCTATGCTTACATAGCCCGCAATAGCTTCTTCTAACATGTCGGTTAGTTCGGTGTTTATGAGGGTACCCCAAGTACCCGCTGCTTCGCCCGCTGCCGGTTTTACAAGCCCTAAACTAGTAGTATGCGCCATTATTCAATCCTAATTATTGCTGTAGTCGCGCTCGCGGCAGGGAAAGTAACCGTAAACGTGCTGTTAGATGATGTTTTGTCTGAGCCGAAGTTTAGCACAGCTATAGCTATGCCGCCGTCCACGTACAATAACGCTCCACGAGCCGTTATAGAAGAACTCGCCCACTCTACGTCTGTTAAGTCTACGTAAGCTGTGGTGCCACTTGAAGTGGGCGTGCCTTTAGTTACCGCTTTACCTGTAGCGTCGTACCCTGTACCAGAGGCTTCGCCTGTAGCGGCGTACGCTGTAGTGGCGGCACCTAAATCAGCGGCGCTAGTATACAAAGCTAATTTTAAACTAACTGAGTCAAAGTCTAAGTCCCCTTTAAGGAGGGCTAACTTAGCTGATGTGGTCATTGTTTGTGTAATAGCCATCTTATGCTACTCCTACCGGTGCTGCTCCAGTGGGCGTACGATACGCATCTTTAAATGTTCTAGCCCCTAGTGATCCTAACAGCTTTAGAGATGTTACAAACTGTTGATTGTACATGGCTACTATATCTGGCTCAGCTTTCATAAACCTAGCTGCTTCTACTAGCGCACCGTTTAGCAACACACTATCAAAGTTAGTCGATAGCCAAGTAGTGCCGGTTTCCCCGCCCGAAGTAATAGACGCAGGATAGGCTTTGTATGTGTGGATTGTCGCGTATGCTGCGTCAGGTGTGGGAGCTACGGTAAGAAATAGTGTATTAGCTGGGCCACCATAAGTACTTTCACCATACTGCGCGTAGTGCGTAGGAACGG